TGGTCCACCGCGTATGTCTTCATGGGAACCTTGGAATAATGCATTTCAAGATATGATTAATCCTATAGTAGTTGATCAAAACATTTTAGATATATGTGTTAAAGCTTTTACAGAACAAATAATGGATCAAATAACAACAGAACAATTAGCTACAGTTGAGATTTATGATAATGATACAGCTATTAATGGTGCTCCTGGTATTGCTTATGTTGATAAAATTAATAGGAAAACAAGTGCAGGAAATCCTTGGAAGAAATGCAAAAAATATTTTATGAAGAGTGCTGAACCTAGAGGATTGTTACTCGATCCTATTGATTTCGATGATGAAATTATGGATAGAGTTGATGATATTTTAGATAAGTATATGAAAGGATTTCGTTATATGCCAAATTATTGTGGACATTTAAAAGATGAAGCATTACCATTACGCAAAATAATTGCCAATAAAACTAGAGTTTTTACGGGTTCACCTGTGGATTTTGTTATTGTAGTTAGAAAATATTTGTTATCAGTAATACGTTTAATACAAAATAATAAATTTACTTTTGAAACAGCAGTTGGTACAGTTGCTCAATCTATGGAATGGGAAGAAATTCGTGAATTTCTAACCAACTTTGGGTTAAGCAATATGATTGCTGGTGATTATGGCAAATTTGACAAACGTATGTCATCTCAAATTATTTTAGCTGCATTTCAAGTTATTATATCAATATGTAAATATGCCAATTATGATAAACAATCATTACAAGTTGTAAAGTGTATCTCTGAAGACGTTGCATTTCCATTAGTAGATTTTAATGGTGATTTAGTAGAATTTTTTGGATCTAATCCATCTGGTCATCCATTAACTGTTATTATTAATAGTTTTGCAAACAGCTTATATATGCGATATGCTTTTATTTTACTTTTTGAAGAGAATTTTAATGGATTTCCACAGATAGAAGAATATTTTATAACAGAAATGTTTATAGATATTCGATCTATGGAACGTGACGAAAGACGTCAATTTATTTTGAAACATTTTCAAAAATTTGTAAAATTAATGACTTATGGTGATGATAACGTATTAGGTGTAAATAAAGATATAATACCATGGTTTAATCATAGTAATATACAAAAAGCATTATCCACTATTGGAGTAGAATATACTATGGCTGATAAAGAAGCTGAGTCTGTTCCGTACATACATATCGATGAAGTGTCTTTTTTAAAAAGGACATGGAGATATGATGAGGACGTCAATTCTTATTTAGCACCACTAGATCATACTTCAATAAATAAAATGTTAACAATGGTTGTGGAATCAAATACTATAACAAGAGAACAACAAGCAGAACAAGTTATTGCTACAGCAGTTAGAGAATATTTTTATTATGGTAAAACAATTTTTGAAGAAAAAGTTAATATGTTGAAAGATGTAATTATAGAAAATAAATTAGAAATATATGTAAC